GGTTCAGCCTTTGCCGGAGCGACGTTCGGGGTTTGCGCCTCTTTCGCTTCCTCTACGGTCTCTCCGGTCGTCGGATCCATCTTGACATTCGGCACATCTTTGCAGAAGTCAATGTCGGCCAGACCGGAGATTGTCCCAGTGACCTTCGATACGAGTGAATCTAATTCTGCTACTTTGCCATCCCATTTCGCCTTGAACTGCGCGACCTGTTCTGGAGTGGCACCAGCAAGTGCGGCAAGTTCTGCCTGGAATGATGACAGATTCGGCAACGATGCCACGAGCGATTCGGCCTTGCTCTTGGCCTCTGCCAATTTTGACGTGAGCGTCGCGAGTCCGGCCTTCTTGCTGGCGAGAGCCGTCTTGATACTGTCCTGGACGGACTTGAGGGCCTCGAGTGCTGGATTCTTTCCGCAGAGAAGAGACATGATCGTAGTGGATTATCCGAGACTGAGCGGTACACCGTTGACATTGAGGCGCGCCAGGCTCTGAACGGTACCGATGCCGGTGCTGCGAATGAGCATCGTTCCTGTCGTGAGTTGAGACAGATTGCCGGATACACTCTGAGAAGCATTGCCAGATACCGTTCGCGTCAGGTTGCCGGTGATCGAATCAACTCGGTTTCCGCCAATCGTCGTCGTAAAGTTATTGTCCGTGGTGAAAATAACGTTCGCTGTTGTTTCCATCGTCAGGTTGCCGCCGGAAGTAAGTGAGAGTGTTCCGGTTGAAGTGACCTCAATATTACCGCCTGTGTATTCCTTCCGGTCCGTCAGGACGATGTGAGTATCGCTACCTACCACGGTCAGACTCGAATCCTTGCCGATGTTCTCGAGCTTGTTACCGTCTCGCAGGATGGTCGTATCAAGTCCCACCCGAGTGATGCAATTGCCTGAAATGTTCTCAGCAAGATCCTTTCCGATTTCAGTCTGATCAGATTGCCCGATCTTCGATTGCCGAGATCCTTTGATGTACTCGGTCTTATTCCCCTCGACCTCGAGGTGGTAGTTACCCTTGACAAGGTATCTCATGTCACCCTCGACTGTCACGTTGCACGTCCCACGAATGTAAAGATTGTCCGACTTAGCAACGACGGTATACCGGTCTCCAACGATTGTCGTTGTGAGATTACCAGTCGCATCGATCTCTCGGTACGTACCAGAGGTATGCATCTCACTAATACGTTCAAAATTAGGAGTATCGTCGACCTCGAAGACGTGTCCAGATTCCGTTTCAGTAGCGTGATTCTTTGGATATATCGGTGCGACAATGGAGTCAACGTCGATGTTGCTCCAGGTCTTTCTCGTGTAATATGAATCCGACTCGTCAACTGCCACAGTACTCACCTTCGGCGGTACAGCGGTCTCGACATTTTCTACGCTCTTATCTTTACGATTGACGTATGACGCGGCCTGTTTATAGGATCCTGTAGATTGAATCGGGGTATCCGGGAATCCAAGTCTGTCTGTTAGCGGATAAGTTCCACTTGGATCAGAAAACCCTCTCTGCTTATCGCCGGCTGACGACATCGACGCAATAGTACCGAGAACGATCGGATCCTGAGCAGACGGGCCGTCGCGGAAGAATCCAACAACCCATGATCCTTGCAAAATGCCGGTTGCAGATCGTCCAATGCCGGTCATTCCTGCAGAAGTAACTGGCATCATGACCTGAGCCCATGGCAGTGCCTGAGTAGGAATCAACGTCTTATCTTCAGTATGGTAACCAATGCAACGAACTCGCACTCTTCCCATCTCTTCAGGATCGTAGATATCTTCTACGACACCGGTGAACCATGCAAATGCACCGCCGATGAATTGATCAGGAGAGTTCATTCAAACATGTTATTATAAAGCGATTCGCGCTTGACGCGAACATCGATGATATATTCTTCTGAAAAATTATGCTGAACCGCGGTTACCAGGTATCCGCCGGATAGAAATGGATCCTCTGATGGATTATTATCGGCAACTGTATATCCCTTCTTCTGAGTATTCGGGTCAATTGGCGGCGGAAGTTTCAGACTGACTACCTTTCCACAGTTCAACTCGAAATCTCCGGCTAGAGTCACGTCGTGCTGAATCGAATCTAATGTCTCGGCGCAGGATGCAGCTTTGTTAATTGCCCCATCGTAAGTCGTCGAGTTGTAATTGTATCCTCCGGAAATAGCGTATTCGTTGATCGGAATGTAGTTAATCTTCGCCGCAGCATATTTGTTCAGCGTCTCGCTTTCCTCAGGCTTAAACTTGTCACTCAGTAACGGATATCCCTCGACACTCGGCATCCTTGGCGCGGATTGCAGATAGTCGAAATCGACCATGTTGATTCGTTTCTGAGAGATATCTACGTAGATTGACTTCGATGCGTAGGCGCCTCGACTCGCTTGGTATGCCTTTGCCAGGTTGAGTTCTGAATTGAGCGATAGAATTCTTGATGCAATCTCGTCGTATATCCCTTCACCGGCTGGATCATTCCGAAAGAACTTAGCCTCGGCATATTCCTTATACGAAGACTTCTGCACGAGATCGCTCTGAGATTGCAGGTATATCTTTCCGTCGAGTGCCTGATAGAAATAAAATGGGCTACCCATCTCGTCGTATGCCCGTCGAAGTATCCAATAGATGGCATCGATCGGTTCCATATTCGGAAAAATTCCAGAGATCTGTCCAGTCGATTTTTCAGAGAATACGAGATTCTCTTCATTTATACCGAGGTCACGTGTTGCAATCGATCGGACGATTTCTGCGATATTTCCATTGAAATGCCGAGAGATCTTCTTGAGTTTCGTGATATAGCCGTGCTTCGTTACTGCTCGGATCGAATATGCCTGAACGAGATTGTTCGACTTTCCGTAGACCGGATATTCGGTCACATAGAACGTCAAGTCTACATTCTTCTGATCACTGGCACCGGTTTCGCTGGCGTACTTCTTTCGTGAGAGTTTGACACGGATCTTCTCATGTCCTGATATTCTGGCTTGAGACATGAAGTTCACCGGATCCTTCACATTCATCGAGAGCGTCAGTGCCGGGCGGTAGATGCTCTCAGTGATTGAAAAGTCTGTCACCAGTGCCTGAATATCATATTCATTTTGCCCGGCATGATCCGTCAAGAATATGCCGTCAATGACGTACGACGTCGGCGTGCGTACTTCATTACCTTTCGCTCCGTTGTAAAGCGAGGCGTTATTTGGTATTCTAGGCATTGATCAATTCTCTGAACTTCTGTGCAAACTGAAATACGAGTTCGGGTCTCACGACACGAATGTTTGCCCGATCATCGTTGAGCTCAGTTTCATATTGCAGGTACGATACCGCCTTGAGATTGATCGTCGATGCCTCTGGACGAACTCCTCCTGCAGTATAAAACTCATTGATGAATCTTCCGGAATAAGCCGGATTGCCGTTCGCATCCTCATAGTGATGAGGAGCATCTCTCCATGGATATACCTGTGATGACGTCACGACGCTCGCTGAAGAAGATCCAACAATGAATTCTGATGCGCGGAAGTTGCCAGAAACATTTCGAATGATGAGCTGACTCATCTCGAGATTCTTCTCTTTCAGGATGCCAGATGCCATCGACGTCGATCCAGTGATCGTTTCGCCGATGCTGTACTTTCCTGCCAGCGAGTTTCGATACTCTGTGATCTGACCATCGGAACCGCGAACGACGACCGGTTCTGTGTCGATCACGATACCAGAGTATTCTAGATTCATGTAGTCTTCAAACTCGGTCGGGCCCATCGGCCATCCAGAGAGTCCAGTCTTCAGGTGTTCGTTGATGATGAAGAATGTCCAATAGTACGCTGGAGTTCCGTACAGGATCTCAGACACGACGTCAGGTCGCTCTCCGCTTGGAATCGAATAGTACTGGTACGACGACATGTCGTCGAAGTACATCTCGTCAGCCTTGACGAAACGAAACAGGTCAGTGATTCGGGTGATCGTGCCATCACCGAGAAAGTCAAAATCTACCTTGGGAAATTGCTGGAAAAACGGCATGGTGATTATCCTTTACGGTCGACCTGCAGTCTCTCAATATCATCTCGAGTGAGAGCCTTCGTTTCCTGAAATGATACGCTCACATCAGTCTCGATCGGACTTCCATCTTCATGGAACAGATTGGTCGAACCGTTAAATGTGGAAGTGAGCGAGGTGAGGTAGCACGAGTAGATCTTTGGAATAAAATTGTTCTCAGAGCCGTCAGCATTATTGAATTTGATCTGCCAAGTTGAGGGATAGGCCAGAACGATGTCATTGCCCTTCGGATACATTCCTCGCCTAAAGTTACTTACGATCTTGTCGATGGCAACAGCTTCCTTCTTTGTCTTACTGACCAGCTTGAACGTGAAATTGAACTGTCGAATGCCAGAGTTCTGGAATGACGTATTGGTATTCGGAGCAATGACCTGTTTCGTTGAAAAATCGATGACGTCAGCAATTCCAGATGCAGCAGGGATATTCCTGGCAATAATAGATGCTGCTGCTGCCGCATTTAGTTTCTTAGCCTTGTTCACAACACTACCTACAAGTCCGCCGACTCCGGCCCCGACCGCACCGGCGATCGTATTCTGACTCGCTACCTGGTTGATCGTTTCATTCGCGATAGTACCAATGATGCCGAGATCGAGAGTAGAATACGACATATTATCGCCGAATGTCACCCCTGGCGGCATCGGCAAGTAAATTGGAATATTAGATCCACTGCTGCGGGTAGCAAACGAAATGAACGGCACGGGCTTACTACGAAGCGATTCCGGGAATACGATACTTAGTTCTTCTTCACTGACCCGAAATGGTGGAAGCCTGACAATTTCACCAAGTCCCTCTCGTGATTTTAGTTCGGAATCGATGGCCATAAATAGTACTTCTTCGTATTTATATGGCTTCCTACCGCGGTAAGTTCTCCCCCAAAAATCCCGACAAATACCGTGGGGATGTCATGAACATCGTGTACCGGTCACTCTGGGAGCGGCAGTTCTTCCGGTGGCTAGACGAACAATCCTTCGTCAAGTCTTGGTCGTCCGAGGAAGTGGTTGTGCCATACAGATGCAAGACTGACGGTCAGATTCATCGGTACTTCGTTGATGTCAAGTTCGAGTTTCAGGATGGACGGATCATGCTCATCGAGATCAAACCGAAGAAGGAGACCGTGCCACCGCGTAATCCAGGTCGTAAGACGCGTCGTTTCATCACCGAGGTCATGACGTACGCCAAGAATATCAGCAAGTGGGAGGCGGCAAAAGCTTATGCCGAGGATCGTGGATGGATATTCGAGGTCTGGGATGAGGACATGCTGCGGTCGCTTGGCATCAAGATACTTTGATCATTTTGCTATAAATAGTAGGAAATGGGATCACTGCTCTCTAAACTTAGGACCGAGGCCTCGGCTACGAATCTGAAATCAAGATCTCGTGAAGCCACCGAATGGTTCATTGAGAGAGTCAGAGAGCTGACCGGGAAGATCAATCGCCGTAACCTGCTGAACGATTCTGAGCTGAAGGTCAGACCTACCCCGATGTGGGGCAACATGTACATGTTCGTGTACGATGCTCTGCACAAGGACACTCTGCCGTACTACGATCGGTTTCCGTTGGTGATCATGCTGAAACCGACGCCGGATGGGTTCATGGGACTGAATCTCCACTATCTCGAACCGAAGGCACGCGCATTCTTCCTGGACAAGCTGATCGATACGATGCCGAATGCCGATGATGACAAGGGTACAGCCAATAAGAGACTGCGCATCAGGTACTCATTGCTTCAGTCTGCCCAAAGGTTTCGCTACTTCAAGCCTTGCCTCAAGCAATACCTAGGATCTCAGATCAAGAGCCGTATTGCCCAGGTAAACTTCCAGGACTGGGAAACGGCAATCTTCCTGCCGACCGAGCACTTTGCTGGGGCCAGGAAGACCACTGTCTGGAGAGACTCGAGACAAGCATATCGTAAACCATAATCTCAGATGGCATCCATTCTCGGCAAGAGTATTAACGACATGAAGGCCACTCTGGTCAAGCACGGCGGTAACGCCATGCAGAACCGGTTTGCCGTTTACATGCAACCACCGGCAGCGAGTCTGCTGAACATTGACCTGCAGAACATCGCGGTATCCCTGATCTCCGGAAACTTCAAGGCCGGATCGCTGATCAATGACCCGCGTGACATCGGTATCCTATGCGAGTCGTGCAGCCTTCCCGGTCGTCAGATCATGACGATGGACTATCAGGCACACGATCATTCTCAGAAGATCCCGTACGGATTCTTCAATGAGGACGTGACCTTCACATTCCTTCTGACCCACGACTACTATGTCAAGAAGATGTTCGATAAGTGGTCAGAACTCGTACTGAACAGCCGTAACTACACCGTCAAGTACACGAATGAGTACACGACCGACGTCGTGATTCAGCAATTGAATCGTGAGAATCTTCCGGTGTACGGCATCGTTCTGGAGAACGCGTATCCGATTAGCTTCAGCTCCATCAACCTAGATAACAGTGCAGAGAACTCGATCCAGAAATTCTCGGTGACGATGACCTTCCAGAACTTCAAGGTCGAAGGTGCAGTTCAGTCTGCTCTCTCGTCCGTAAAGACAGCCATCGGAGGTATCAAGAAGATCTTTTAATTGAATTGAACATCTATGCCATTACCAATCATTGAAACTCCAAAGTATGAGACTCGTATTCCTTCGACCGGAGCACGAGTTCAGTATCGTCCGTACCTCGTAAAGGAAGAGAAGATCCTGATGGTGGCGAAGGAAACCACCGATCAGAAGCAAATCATGCAGGCGGTCAAAGACGTGATCGCCTCATGTACATTCAATCAGGTTGATCCATCGACGCTCTCGGTGTTCGACCTCGAATATCTCTTCCTGAAGCTGAGATCGAAGTCCGTCGGCGAGACGTCGAAGATCATGCTGCGATGCGAGAAGTGCGATAAGCCGAATCCGCAGGAGATCAACCTAGAAGCAATCTCGATCGACACGAGCAAACTTCCGTCGCCGAAGATCATGCTCACCGACAAGATCGGCGTCGTCATGAACTGGCCTCGGGTAGATCTCATTGGCGAGATCGCATCAGGTAACCTGAGTCCACAAGATACAGTGATGAGCATCATCATTGGATGCATCGACTCGATCTTCGATGATAAGGGAGTCTATCGCGCCTCCGAACAGTCGAAACAGGAACTGCTGACCTTCGTGGAATCGCTGAATCAGGGACAGTTCGCAAAGATCCAGGCATTCATCGAAGCTACTCCGAAGCTGGAGCACAAGCTCGAGTTCACGTGCCCGCACTGCTCTCAGGTCAACTCGCACCTCATCCGCGGCCTCCAAAGTTTTTTTTCGTAAGCCTCTCCCACGACAGCCTGGTCAATCACTATCAGACGAATTTTGCTTTGATGCAACACCACAAGTACAGTCTGACAGAACTCGATCAGATGATTCCATGGGAGAGGGAGATCTACGTCTCACTCCTGGTAGAACACATCAAAGAAGAAAACGAGAGAGCCAAACGTAGAGCTCGTTCTTCAGGGGCCGCATCTTAACTCACCACATGGAAACGCCATCGTCGACAAATAATCCACCACCGATGATTTTCCAGGATCTTCTCCTGGAATTGATGCTTCAGAACGAGGCTCTGGCGAAGATCGAGTCTGTCAATCTCCAGGCACTCGAGGTACTCCAGTCGAGTGCTGAGTCGCTGAATAAGATTTCAGAGGCTGTAAAACCGGTAGAAACCACTACCGCTGAGGCTGTACAGCCGGAGATCGTGATCGAGTCGGATGATCGCAGATCTGCGACAACCTCAGAATCTTCGAATTATGCCGAGGAACTGATGTCGATCGGGCTAGAACAGGTGAGAGTGCTCGAGTTCATCCTGAAAGAGGTCAAGAACGGAAACTCGCGGATGTCCTCGGTTTCTGACAGTATCCAGCAACTATCTGAGGCCACGTCGTCGGTTTCTGACAGTATCCAGCAACTATCTGAGGCCATGGCCTTGGTTTCTGACAGTATCCGGCAACTATCCGCGGTGATGTCAGAGCTCGAAGCATCGGGTACGGAAAGACTCGCCGCCGAAGAAGCTCGTCGTGAAGCTCCGAAGGGCGGATTGGTAGACAGACTGATGCCCTCACGAGAGCCGAAGAAGGAGGAAAGCGGACTATTCGGAAAGATCCTCGGAGGACTAGCCATTATTGGAACACTGGCTGCAGGATTCATCAGCGGCCTTGTCTCATCCGTGAAGAGTGTATTTTCTTCAGTGACAGCGTTGTTTACAAAGAGCTTCCCGAGAATCTTCACAGCGGTCAAGACATTCTTCGTCGATCTTGGCGCAAAGATCTCGACATTCTTTAAGGAGTCGAAGGTGTTCGAAGGTATCAGGAAGGTCTTTGCCGGTGCTGGCGGGATCTTCTCAAAGATCGGTGGATTCTTCGGCCAGATTGGCACTTTTCTATCAGAAGCCTGGGCTGCTATCAAGGGCAAGTTTCCGATGCTCTCGAAGATCGGATCCATCGGTCGTATACTCGGCAAACTCGCTCTTCCGATCACTGCCATCCTCGGTGTCTTTGATGCTGTCAAGGCTGGTCTGGAGGAGTTCAATGTCTCCGGTGATATCGGAAAGTCTATCGGCGAGGGTGTTAAA